GCCGCTTGCCGTGGCCGCACCGGAGTAGCCGCTTGCCGTGGCCGCACCGGAGTTGCCGCTTGCCGTGGCCGCACCGGAGTCGCCGCTTGCCGTGGCCGCACCGGAGTAGCCGCTTGCCGTGGCCGCACCGGAGTTGCCGCTTGCCGTGGCGCTCTTGTTCGCAGCCTTCGCCACCACAACCGTATTCGGCTTGTCAGACACGCCACCAGCAGCCGGCGTGCAGCGATCCATCGTGTACTTGATCGCGGCCTTGATGATCCCGGCCAAGTCGATCTGCGCGGTAACCGTCAGCCGCTGGCTTGCGATCTTGGTGTCATCGCTGTGGCGCGAGAGTTCGCCGCTCTGTTCAACGACCGCATACACCGACTGCGACGGCTTGTAGTACCGCAGCACATGCAGCGGGTATTCGCAGGCATGGAAGCCGGATTTGCAGGCCACGACAGAGCCGGCGTGTTCATAGGTCTTGCCAACCTCGAACTGGAAGCCACGGCACTTCCAGTCGGTATCAAACCCCTTGTACGCCACGACAACCGCCGCTTCGGGCTCGGCTTTCGTGACCGCCTTCTTTCTCGTTGCCATCGTCTTCTCCCGGCTGCTTTGTGCAGCGAACGGGATGAATCCTACACGGCCCGTGTAGTACAGTCAACGAATCGTGTACTCTTTTTGTGGGGGAGGTAACCCTACCGTCGCAAAAAAGCCCGCTCAAGGCGGGCCTTACTGGCGCCAGATCGGCGCATCCTTGGAGCCAAATGAAAATCTACACAGACGGCGGCTGCGACCGCAACGGGCATCCTGACGCCATCGGTGCGTGGGCCTTTGTTGCGTCAGCCAGCCATGTGACTTCACGCCCCTTCGCTTTCTCGGGCTCCAGCCTGGCTATCTCAGCAATGACGCGATCAAAGGGCGTGTCCACGGCCCGACTGTGAAAGATTGATCCACACAAACCGTTGACCGCACTACACGGGCCGTGTAGTATCGGCTGCATGAAAGACATCATTGAAGCAGCCGCCGAGACATGCGGCGGGCTCACAAAGCTAGCCGCAAGCATCGGGCAGTCCCCCCAAGTGGTGTCCAACTGGCGAACGCGCGGCGTGCCAATTGAGCACTGCGTCGCCATTGAAGTTGCCACGGAAGGCGCCGTGACGCGCCGCGATCTGCGCCCGACTGACTGGCCGCGCATCTGGCCCGAGCTTGTGACCCCCGAGCACCCCGCCCCTATCGCTGAAGCGCAGGGCTAGGCCATGAGCCGTCATCACGGCCTTTCGGCCGGCGCCATCGACGCACAAACGCTTCCCCGTCGCCAAAGCATGCGCCCTGCTGTCTGTGCGCTCTGTGCGCAAACCCACACTGAAGGAGCCTGATTCATGCGCCTTGACGCCCGCAAAGGTGATACCGGATGGAACGTGTTTGACGTTCCGCGATGCGCTGAAGTCAAGCGCTGCGTCTGGGTCGATTCGGACACCGCGACCTACGGCGCATGGGGCAGCCATCCCGGCTTGTTGGACTGGTTCCTTGGCGAGCCGCCAGTGCATCAGGCCAAGTTGATCCGCATCGAAGTGGCCGCGCGCACGGTGCTCATTGACCCGGTGGAAGGCGCAGAGCCCGAGGCCATGAACAGCAGCCTGCAAGCCCCGGAACGCCACGGCGCGCTCCTGGCTAACTTCTGAGATGGGCGCTGTGTCCATGAACGTGAATGTGCGCCCAGGAACCCACCGGGGTAACCCCTACGGTTTGGGGAGTGATAGGAAACCCATCACTCCAAAGGGTGCCGCATGAGCCGCTATTCCAGCGCACCCGACATGAGCATGAAGGGCCACACAGCAAGCCCTGGCATGGCTATCACCCTGTCCTTCGTGGCATGCGGCCACAAGGGCGCACGAGCCGGCGCTTTCATGCGCGGCCATATCCCATGGCGCTGCGCCAAGTGCGTCAGTGCAAAAAGCGAAGCCCGCAACGCAGTGGCATGCGAGCGGGCCTCTATCACCAACGAGAAGGAGGCTCAGTGATGAGTGATGAGAGTGTAGGCGACTACGGCGCCTATGTGGAAAGCAAGCTATCCCGCGTGCCGAATACCGGCATCGTTGGGGTGCTTGATCTGCCTGATTCACTGTTCCCGCATCAACGCTCACTGACGGCATGGGCTCTGCGTCGTGGCCGTGCTGCGATCTTCGCGGATACGGGATTGGGCAAGATGCGGATGGAACTGGTCTTCGCGGACGTGGTGCAGAAGCACACGCGCATGCCATTCATGATCCACACGCCGCTGGCCGTGGCCGCGCAATTGGCCGCCGAAGCCGCGAAGATTGGCATCACTGCCAAGGTCTGCCGTGAAGCATCGGACCTGATCGACGGCATCAACATCGCCAACTATGAGCGCCTGCACAAGTTCGATACGTCGATCTTTGGTGGCGTCGTGCTGGACGAGTCAGGGTGCATCAAGCACCACGACACCAAGACATTCTCAGCGTTGACGGCGGCCTACCGCGATACGCCGTTCAAGCTGCCGGCCACCGCGACACCGGCCCCGAACGATTGGACCGAGCTGGGCACGCACGCCGAGTTCCTGGGAATCTGCACGCGCCAGGAAATGCTTGCCGAGTACTTCACCCATGACGGTGGCGACACCAGCGTCTGGCGCCTGAAGGGCCATGCCCGCGATGTGTTCTGGCGCTGGGTTGCCTCATGGGGCGCGATGATCCGCAAGCCGTCAGACCTGGGCTTTGATGATGGCCTGTACAACCTGCCGCCGCTGCATCTGCACCAGCATACGGTGGACTTTGAAATGCCTCTCAACGGCATGCTTTTCGCCGCTGAAGCGCAGAGCCTGAGTGAGCGCCGCGAGGCCCGGCGCGAGAGTCTGAAAGACCGCGTGGCCGCTTGTGCTGCGATGGTCAACTCGAAGCCCGATGAGCCGTGGGTTGTATGGGCCGACCTGAATGCCGAGGGCGATGCCTTGACCGCATCCATTGACGGCGCCATTCAGATCGCTGGCGCTGACTCCGTGGAAGTGAAGGAGCGCCGGCTTGTGGAGTTCGCGCAAGGCCAGCATCGTGTTCTGGTTAGTAAACCATCGATATGCGGGCACGGGCTCAATTGGCAGCATTCATCGCACATGGCCTTTGTCGGCGTGACGGACAGCTACGAAGCCTTCTACCAGGCCGTGCGTAGACAGTGGCGATTCGGCCAGACCAAGCCCGTGCATGTGCATGTGTTCGCCAGCCGGGCCGAAGGCGCCGTGGTTGCCAACCTCAAGCGCAAGGAGCGCGAGGCCGGCGAGATGGCCGCGAGCCTGAGCGCCGAAACGCGTGATGCCGTCATGGCCGAAGTCATCGGCCTGCAACGCCAGACCAATACCTACAACGCAAGCCGCAGCGTGGCCGTGCCCGCGTGGCTGAAGGATGCCGCATGAACTGCATTGAACAAGTCACTACCGACCGCTATACAGCCATTCACGGGGACGCCGTTGATGCGCTTAAGGGCCTGCCCGATGAGTCCATCGGCTACAGCATCTTCTCGCCGCCTTTTGCGTCGTTGTATACCTGGTCCAACAGCCCGCGCGACATGGGCAACGTGCGCGACGATGCCGAGTTCTTTGCGCATCTGGACTTCTTGATTGCCGAGTTGCGCCGCGTGATGAAGCCGGGCCGCAATGTCAGCTTCCACTGCATGGACATGCCCAGCAGCAAAGAGCGCGACGGTGTGATCGGCTTGAAGGACTTCCCCGGCGATCTGCTGCGCGCATTCCAGAAGCACGGTTTCATATTTCACGCCAAGGTCACGATCTGGAAAGACCCCGTGACGGCAATGCAGCGCACCAAGGCGCTGGGCCTGCTGCACAAGAGCGTGCGCGAAAACGCGGCCATGTGCCGCCAGGGCATCCCTGACTACCTGATAACCGTCCGTGCGCCTGGTGCGTGCGAGCGTGTGACGCACGGCGCCGAATACCCGGTGGACCTGTGGCAGAAGGTTGCCAGCCCCGTGTGGATGGACATCAACCCGAGCGACACCCTGCAATACCGCAGCGCCCGCGAGCATGACGACGAGCGCCACATTTGCCCGCTGCAGCTTCAGGTGATCGAGCGTGGCGTGATGCTGTGGACGAACCCCGGCGACATCGTTCTGAGCCCGTTCATGGGCATTGGCAGCGAGGGCTATGTCTCGCTTGAGATGGGCCGGCGCTTCATCGGCGTGGAACTGAAGGCCAGCTACTTCCAGCAAGCCGTGGCGAATCTGGCCGCAGCTACCGCCAAGACAGCAGACCTGTTCGCATCATGACCCTCAGCCACCACCACCGCCAGCCAAAGCCCGTAAAGGGCCAGCGCAAGGCCCGCAAGGCACTCCCCGAGGTCACCTACCCGACCGGCTTCTTCAGCGAGCTTGTGAAGGCCCACAACTGGCCGCCACGATTTGAGCCACGCATGAGTTTTGGCAAGCCCAGCGATGACCTGAAGGCCGCAGCGCAGCGCGCCCTTGCGTCGGGCATGGGCTGGGGCCACACGGCGAACGCGCTCGGGCTCAAGGGGTCTGCGCATCTGGTGAAGCAGTGGAAGGAAGCGGGACGGTGAATAGCGATCTAGGAGCACGGTTCAACCGCATCCGTTCCTTCTACAAGATGCGCCACGAACTCATCATGGCAGACGGTTGCGAGTGGGCCGATGACCCGTATGCGTGGGAGCACATTGGTGGCATACGCCTGACGCCAATCGAGCGCGCCCTATGGCACGACATCCGCGCCGAAGATGCGGTGCTGTACCCGCAGTATCCGGTGGGCCGCTACTTCGTTGACTTCGGCAACCCTGTGGCGCGTGTCGCCATTGAGTGCGATGGCGCCAAGTGGCACATCGATGCGGCCAAGGACGCCGCCAGGCAGCAGGAGATTGAGGCCATTGGATGGACGGTGTACCGCATTGGCGGAAGGGCCTGTTTCACTGACGCCGAGTACACAGAGGACGATGGCAAGCCCACCGTTACAGCCGGCGCGGCGCGCGTGTTCGTCCGAGACATTTGCGCGCGTCACCAGATCACGCGCGAACACCGCGTGCGCAGGGCGCCTGCGTGAACTACTACGAACGCCACATTGGCGACTACCTGAAGGACACGGCACACCTGTCGCTGCTGGAGCATGGTGTCTACACGCGACTGATGGATGTGTACTACACGCGCGAATGCGCCATCCCTGCGCCCGATGTTGCGAGGCTTGTAGGGGCTAGGTCAAAGGACGAGAGAGAAGCCCTGCAAGCGGTCCTCTCAGAGTTCTTCCAGCTAACCGATGGTGCTCATGCTCAAGACAGGTGCGACCGTGAAATAGCGCGCTTCAAGGACAAGCAAGCGAAGGCAAAACGCAGCGCAGACGCACGTTGGTCGAAGCCTGAAACGCAAACCGATGGCAATGCGGACGCATCACCGAACGCAATGCGAACGCATAGCGAAGGCAATGCACCGCGCGCCCGTCCCCAGACTCCAGTAACCAGTAACCAAGAACCCCCCATTAGCCCCCAAGGGGGCAAGAAGTCTTCGCCCGTTGGGCTGAAGGCATGGCTTGAGGCTGTGAAGACCAAGGGCGAGAAGGCCATCCCGGACGACGATCCCGTGATCGCCTACGCAGAGAAGGTCGGCATACCGCAGGCGTTTCTCCGGTTAGCTTGGTTTGAGTTCTGCCATCGGTACGGCCAGCCGGACGCGAAGCGATACCGCGACTGGCGGGCCGTGTTCCGCAAGGCCGTGCAAGGCAACTGGCTGAAGCTCTGGTTTCTGGATGCCGCATCGAACGAGTACGGGCTGACCACGGTCGGCCACCAGGCCCAGCGCGCCCATGATGACCGGAGGGCGGCATGAACCTCACCGACATGCCCGATATCCCAACCGATGGCGCGACCCTGCGAGTCCCGCCCCACAGCATCGAAGCCGAGCAGAGCCTTCTTGGCGGCCTGCTGCTGGACAACGCAGCCTTTGACCGCGTGGCCGATCAAGTCTCCGAAGCCGACTTCTACAGCGCCCAGCACAGGCGCGTGTTCGCGACCGTGACGAGCCTTATCCGCGCATGCAAGCCGGCCGACATGATCACGGTCTTTGAGCGCATCGACGCTGAAGGCGCGGCCGAGGAAGTCGGCGGGCTCGGGTACATCAACGCGCTGGCGATGTCTGTGGCCAGCGCCACAAACGCAGTCCGGTACGCCGAAATCGTGCGGGAGCGCGCGGACCTTCGCCGCGTCATTGCCGCATGCGATGAAGCCGCGTCCAAGGCTTTCTCTGCCAAGGACATCGGCCCCGTGGTGGAGTCATTGGGCGCCACGCTGGCCCAGATCGAGCGCCGGCAGATGCGCAAGGAGCCGAAGCGGCTTGATGCGCTGGCCAGGACCGCCATGGACCGCTACACAGCCATGTCCGAAGGCAAGTCATCGCCGGCATGGGCCACCGGCATCGTGCCGCTTGATCGCCTGCTGAATGGCGGCTTGAGGCCCGGCAAGGTGTACGGCCTGGCTGCGCGCCCGAGCGTAGGCAAGTCTTCGGCCGCACGCGCCATCGGCTTGAACCTTGCCGCATCCGGCGTGCCTACGCTGCTGCTGAGCCAGGAGATGCCGGATGACGAAGTGGCCGACTGCGCGCTGGCGCAGCTTGGCGGCATCGAGAGCCACCGACTGCAAACCGGGCGCCTTGCCAATGCCGACTGGGCCGGACTGTCTGACGCCATCGCGTATGTCAACGGCCTGCCGTTCTACGTTGACGATGACGGCGGCCTGACGATCCCGCAGATCGCGGCCAAGGCGCGGTCCATCAAGGGCCTGAAGGTGCTTGTGCTGGACTACCTGCAGCTCAGCGCATCGACGCTCAAGAACGCCAGCACGAACGATCAGGTTGCCGAAATCAGCAAGGGCCTGAAGGCGCTGGCCATGCGGATGGGCATCGCAGTTCTGGTGCTGTCGCAATTGAACCGCGAGGTCGAGAAGGCCGCCGACAAAGAGCCGCAACTGATGCACCTACGGGACTCTGGCGCCATCGAACAAGACCTTGACGTGGCAATCATGCTGTGGACCGTGCGCGAGCCTTCAGACGGCCCGCGCCTTGTCGGATGGAAGGTGCCGAAGCACCGGGGCGGGCGCAAGGGCCGCTTCGCCATGGACTTCGATGCGGCGCGCTATGCGTGGTCTGAATCTGATGACCCGCTGCCGAACAAGGCAGAGCCGGCGCGGCGTGGAGGTTTCGAGTGAACCCCATGGACAACCCCACCTATCCCGCCGTCGCGCACGCAATGGAAGAGCGCAACGAACTCATGCGAGCCGCCTGCGAACGCGCCATCAAGCGCCACGAAGCCGGCGAAGTCGTTGACCCATTCCACCTTTCGTGGGCCCGGCAAATCGTGGCCTGCATCCCCGCATTGAACCGCCCTCTGGGCACCGGAGAGCCGACTTGAACCTGACGACAGCACGCAAGCAGATCGCCGCAGACATTGCGGCCATCGTCAAGATCATCAAGCGCAATGGACCGATGAGCGCGCTTGAGCTTATCTGCGCCAGCGGGCTGACGCAAAAGCGCGTGCGCGTCAGGCTCAAGAAGGCGCGCGAACGCGGCCTGCTGGACTTCGTGCATGCCAACGGCGCAACGCTGTGGTGCGACCCCAGCGCCAGGCCCCAGGCCGAGGCCCCAGAGCCGCCAAAACATGTCCAGGGATTCCCGATGCACGGTGCCACTGGAGCCGAACGCATGAAGCGCATCACGGACCTTCTGGCCGCGATACCGAAGGGCTCTGTCCTGCGCTCGATCATGGTCGAGACTGGCATCGGCAAAACGTCAACGAAGAAGTACCTGCACGAGCTGCGCGCCGGGGGGCTTGTCGGCAACTACCCAGGGACCGGGAGCGTGCATGCGGTCTGGTTCCTTGAGCAGCACCGCGAGCTTGCCATCGAAGCCTATGCCGCCGCACGCAACATCAACTTAGACGCCCAGCGCAAGCGCAAGAACGCCAAGCGGTGGGCCGTCAAAGGTGACGACGAGCTAACGACGCCGGACGACTTCTTCCAGCGCCGAATCGTCCCTGCGCACCTCGCGCCGCCGATGGTCATTTCCGGGCCGGTCAGCGTGTTTCAGTTGGGGGCCGCATGTGCTACGTGATCGGCGTCGATCCAGGCTTGACGGGTGCCGTGAGTTTCATCGGCCCGAACACGGTAGCGATTGAGGACATCCCCACGCTTACCCTGCCCGGCAGCGGAAAGGTGAATCGCAGGGTGGATGGATACGCGCTGGCCGCACTGATCCGCAAGCACGTCCCCGTGGGCCACAAAGCCATCGCAGTGTGCGAAGCGGTACATGCCATGCCCGGCAACGACATCGGGAGCCAGGGGAGCCTCTTGCGCAGCCTTGGCGCCATTGAGGCTGTGCTTGACGTGCTGCGCTTCAAGCCGCGCATGGTGAGCCCGCAGACCTGGCAGGCGCACTACGGCTTGAAGGGAAAGAAGGCCGTGAAGCGCGAGCCCGGCGAGATGCCGCAGGCCATCGTGATTGCGCGGACGTTGTACCCGGAGGTTGCGCACTGGCTCTCTCGGGTCAAGGACCACAACCGCGCGGAGAGCCTGCTGATTGCGCATCACGGAATGCAGGAGTTCGCATGACCCTCCAATGCGTCATCTGCGGCCGATCCCTGCGCACCGCTGCCGCGACCATGCCAGCCGTGGAAACCGGGCCTATGCCGCACCCTGCCGGCGCCGTGGGGCCAACCTGCGCACGCAATGCCGGGCTGCTGAAGCCGTCACTGTTCACGCGCAAGGTTCAAGCCGTCAAGCGCCTGAAGCGCATCCGCCAAACGATGCAGGCCGATTGGGTGGCCGGGTCATGACTTGCCAATACTGCCAACAGGCTCGCGCTGGATCGTGCGCCATGTACACGGCCAACTGCGATGGCTGCACTGCCAGGGATATCGCACGCAGCATGACCGCATGGCATGCGCTGCACCCGAAGGGCAATGGAAGCCGTTCTGCCCTGACGGAAATGGTCAACCAGACGCTTGGCAAGTTGGACCCGAAAGAAGCCCGGCGCATGGTGCTGGAGTGGTGGCGTCACGATCATCCTGAAGGGTCCAAATGAGCCGCATCACCGACCGTTACGCCAGCGCCGTGCGCAGTTCAAACCTGCGCAGCAAGGCCGACACGAACATGAGCGACAGTGACGTGATCGGCGCGGCCGGGCTTGCGGCGAAGAAGTCTCCGCTGGCCATCGCGTTGATGCGTTTGTTCACGGGCGACAACCGAGCCGCAACGGACATCGTTCGCATCCTGACCGCAAGCGTGATCGGCAAGGCGTGGCACTTCTACAAACTGCCGCTGCCAAGGATCGAAGGCGAGGACATCGCCAAGGCCGTGCTTGCATGGCACCGTGACGGCGTGTGCAGGGTCTGCGGTGGGCATGGATTCATGGTGGCCGGTGGCGGCGGGCTTGGTGAGGGCCGGGCCGTGATTGGTGATGCCCCATGCGGCGCTTGCCACGGTCAAGGGAAGGTGTCGTTTGATCGGCAGTTCGCCATGGATCGGCTGGAGCTGGCCCGGTGGCTGCGCGCTGAGATTGAGCGCGAGCAGGCTATTGCTGGCGCTGAAGCAATGAAGGCGCTTGGACCGCGTATGGAACTGTGATGCAAACGTTCGGCTCTCCGGAATAACGCAGAGGTAACCGGGCGCCTGTAAAGCCTGGCCGGAGCGCGATGCCGTGGCGCGCTCCGGTTCACCGATCTGTTAGGCCACGGCTCCGAAGCGAGACGCCATGCAACTGACGCTGATAGACAAAGACATGCTGCGAACCACGATTGCCAGCAACACCGACGCCACCGAGCAAGACGCGTCGCAGATCATCAACACCGTGCTGCTGAAGCAGCGCAAGCGCCACAGCGGCGATTGCGAGCACGATAGCTACGCGCGCGACGTGTGCGAAGGCATGTGGCAAGAGAAGTGCGACGACGTGATCGGGCTGTGCGAGGCGCTGCGCGCAGTGCTTGCGCTGGCCGGCGAGAACCGCGAAGTGCGCGCCATCGTCGAAAAGGCGATTGACGAGCATGGCGGGCCTGATGTGGCCTAACGACCAAGCTAAAAGGCGCCCCGCGCTGACGTAGCCGGGGCATGCGGATGCTGAGAGGCGTCCTTTTGAGCGACCTGTTAGCCGGCTGGTTCCGGCGCGAAAGGACAGTGATGAACTACCGAACAGTGCCGATGAACCTGCTGCCGAACGGCCTGACGCTGCTGCAGCAGAACCCCGACTGCGCCGCGCGCCTGGAGCCTGAAGCAAAGGACCACGGCTGGCTCTACACGCGCGGCGCCGATGGGCAGTGGGTGACGATGCGCAAGCTGTCAGATGCCGAAATCGAGACGGCCTACGACCAAGCCGCGGACATGGCCGTGCTGCAAGGCACGCGCGTGAGAGCCGGCTAACGCCAGGTTAACCGGGCCACAACGGCCCGCACAGGAGTAGGAAGATGCAAACACTGTTGACCGCCGTTTGGGCTCCGCTTGAGCGAGGAGTTAGGCGTCTTGCGTGCTGGTGGTTCGGCTGCTGGCCCGACTACGAAGCGCTGCGCCACGATTACGAAGCCGTGCCGTGCGAGCGTTGCGGCGCGCCCGACACCACCTATGCCGACCGCTGCGGCGACACGCGCCACGCGCGCATGGTGGACAGGCTGCGGCGCTTGCGCTGGAGGCTGCTGGATAGCTGGCGGCCCCAGCCGTGCCCGGCATGCCACGAGCGCAAGTGCAAACCGGACTGCGATGGCATACCGTTTTGAAGACGCCTAACGTGGGAACTAAGCGGCGCGAAGCGTCCGCTTGAGTGACGGGTTAGTCCCCAACGCGGAGGACATGATGCACCACCCAGAACGCTGGATCTTCGACTGGTTTTACAAGAGGCACGACATGGACAAAGCAGACAACAGGTTTTACCGCCAAACGGAGACGGAGAGGCGTGCGGAAGAACTGCACGAAGGCTGCCGGATGCCAATGGAGCAGGCGCGCGAGCTTGCCGCCAGCGAGGCGAGCCCGGATTGGTACGCGCGCGGCCAAGACTGGGGCCTTGCCGATGCGCTGACCAACGGCCAGAGCGGCGATTGGGTTCTAGACGACATCGCGCGGGCGTTTGCGGCAGGCGCGCAGGCCGGCGCCGCTGTTGATCAGCACACCATTAAGCGCATGCAGGCGGCCCTGGCCGAAAACGCATCGCGCTCGGCCGACTACCTGCGCAAAGCCATCAAGGCGGAAGCCGAGGTTGCGCTGCTACGCGCGGCCCTGAACGGCGGGAACGTGATCGAGCGCTTGCAGTTCGCGCTGCAGCGGCTGGCGGATGCGGCAGACGGCGTGGGCGTGAAGCACTTCGACACCGACTGGCTATCCGATGAAGTGCAGGAACTCCAA